TATATTTATTCTTACCGCTTGATTTTGATATAATTTAACCTATACTAGGTATATATGACTTTGAAATTTGAAAAGACGCATGAAGATGCTACCTTACCTGTTAAGAATCATGATAATGATACAGGGATGGATGTTACCTCTATTGAAGATATTACTATACCAGCACGTGGCTCTGCTGTTGTTGGTGTTGGTCTTAAGTTTGCTTATATTGAACCCGGGTTTTGGATTAAAGTCGAAGGTCGATCAGGGCTTGGATTTAAACATGGTATCATGCCGCACTCAGGTATCATTGACGAGGGGTATCGTGGGGATGCCGGTGTTAAGCTCTACAACCTAACAGATGTAGACTATACTGTTAAAGCGGGAGAGCGTGTGGCTCAGTTCGTTGTATACGCTAATTACCCGGTAGAGGTGAGTGAAGGAGATGTAGTTGATTCTGATCGTGGTGAGAAGGGCTTTGGTTCATCTGGTAAATAAGATATGATTGAGTTTAATAAAATATGGGTAGAAAAGTATCGTCCTAATAAGCTTGCTGATGTTATTCTAGATGAGGCTTCACTAAGAGTTGTATCGCAATTCGAAGAAGAGATACCTAACTTATTGTTCGTCGGTAATCCTGGTACGGGTAAAACGACTCTGGCAAGAATTATTGTTAATGATATTCTTAAGTGTAATTACCTATACATTAATGCTTCTGATGAGTCTGGTATTGATACTATTAGACATAATATAACGAATTTTGCACAAACAAAATCATTTGATGGTAAGGTAAAGGTTATTATATTAGACGAAGCTGATGGGCTTACAGGCCAAGCGCAAGCGGCGCTTCGTAATACAATGGAGTCCTTTGCTAAGTATTGTAGATTTATACTAACGGCTAACTACAAGCATAAAATTATACCAGCTCTTCAGTCAAGATGTCAGTCTCTTGACCTTAAACCTGTAATCGGTCAAGCTGTAAAGAGATGTTATAATATCTTAAAGACAGAGGGAGTAAATATAAGTGATGAACAAAAGAAAAAATTTGTACAGCTGGTCAAGAGATTCTTCCCGGACCTCCGGAAAACGATTAATGAAATCCAGAAAGCGGTTATTGATTCAGAGTTGTGTATTAGTAACACTGGGACTGATAACGAGCTGTTGGATAAAGTATACCAAGGAGTAGTTACTGATACTATTAAGTTACGAAAGTATCTAATTGAAAATGAGGATCGTTTTCAGGGTGATTATGATACTCTATTAGGTACCTTTCTGGATCATATCTACCTAAAACAAATCGATGATATGAAAAAGAAAGAGATGATAGCCATTATAGCTGATCATCTCTACAAGAGCGCGTTTGTCGTAGATAAAGAAATTAACGCGTTCGCTTGTTTTATAAGCTTAGAAAAGTGTCTCTAGCTTCTTGCTCCTACTTGTGTACCACGTCTATCACCACCGCCCCTTTTAAAGAGGCCACCTTTTGTAACCTGAGTTAAGTGCTTAGATATTGTTGCCTGTATATCATTCAATAAGGCAGCTTCATCACCCACCTCCATACCCATCTTACTAAGATCGTTAGCAATAGTCTTAGCTGAATTAGCTATATAGCTTTTATATTTAGCTTCGTCACCACTTGCTTTACCGGCACTAGTATTTGCTGCTCCGTCTTTTTGCATCTCTGCACCTTTTTGAGCTAATCCTCCTTGTGATGCATCAACACCTAGAGCTTGACCTCCTAATTCAGCTGCTTTTGATAAAGCTCCACCAGCAGCACTTTGAGCAGCTCCTTTTACTCTACCACCTGCACCTTTAACAGCTCCGGCAGCTTGCGCGCCACGAGCTTTAAGTCTATCGAACAATCCCTCATTAACCGCTCCATAGGCCTCAGCCAATAATTCTTGATCTTTTTTAGTCATATTATTATTTAATGGTAGCTGGGTATTTAACTAAGATCTCCAAGATAATTTTGTGTATATGAAGTAACAGCAGGTGATGGGGTTACAGGATTACTAGGTATCTTTGTATTAGTTTTTGGTAGTGACCTTTCCGTATTAGAAAGCTCACCATTACCTCTATCTGTTTTATTTTGAATGTTATTAGTATCTTCCTCTGCCTCTTCAGGCTTAATAGTAACTCTATCGTTACGTCTCATAGCATCTGGAATCGGTGGTAAGTTTGGTGCATACTGTAATGGCTCTCCTAAACAGCAAGGTATTGAGCAATAGTGAGTCATCCGACCTCCTCCATTATCAAGTGCTACATTTAAAACTACATCGAGTGAGGTGGTATCAGAATTAGCAGGGTAACGAGATGGACTAGTATCCTTAATACCTACCACACGTACATGTAACCCAGAATCTATCATCTGGTCTAATAATTCCTGAACGTTACTACCTAAACACTTATATTCTTCAGATGATTTAAAATTATCATTAAACTTGAAAATATCACCTACGAGAAACCCGCCTCGTTCAAAACGTTTCATGTAACTTTCAAAAAGATTAACAAACTTCTTTACCTTAGCCATACAATTATTTATGCAATCTATTAAATAATAATATGGAATTTAACAATTTAGTTAAGGGTATCCTACAATCTCTAAATGAAACTAGAAGCGCGCCTGATGATCATTACTATACCAGCAAAGGTAAACTAAGAAAAGGTAATCCTAAATCAGATGGAAGGGGGGGTCCAAAATTTGCTAGTGATCCAACAGATAGAAAGAACTACGGGCCGAGAAAGAAAACAGAAGGGGAAGAAATCCCTACAGAAGATGCTGAAGGTAAGATTGATAAAGATCGTATGAAGTGTAACACACCTCGTAGAACATCTGGTGGCTCTAAGAAGTTTGTTGTTAAAGCTTGTAAGGATGGTAAAGAGAAGATTGTTCGTTACGGGGATCCAAACATGAAGATCAAAAAGAGTATTCCAAAGCGTCGTAAGTCATTCCGTGCACGTCATAAGTGCGATCAGAAAAAAGATAAGTTCTCTGCTGGTTACTGGAGCTGTAAGAAGTGGTAATGAAAACATTTAAAGAATTTTTTACAGAGGGGTTATGGGCCAATATAAACGCTAAGGAGAAGCGCGGTGGTAAGAGTGCTCGTAAGGGTAGTAAAGCGTATAAAGCAGCTAAAAAGGCTGGTAATAAGCTTAACAAGAGCAAACATTCCGATGAGGAAGATGCAGAAAGTAGTCCTGGTCGCGTTAAGCTAGCAGGTGCTAGTTGTAAGGGTCCTGTAACTGAGCTTCGTAAGAGAGCTAAGAAATATAAGAAAAGAGGTCCAAAGAGGCAGCAGTGGAAAAAGAAGTAACCATTAAATATATACATGGCTCTAATAAAGATAGATACCGTATCAGTAAGTAAGGCTGATGATAATGCTATTAAGCAGAATTATCTTTATAAAGATCTATTTCTAGATATAAACAACTCTTACTCCTATAACGCTCAACTTAATAGGAAGGAAGAATTAAAAGACGTAGCTGGGTTATATGATATAGAGGCTATTAAAAATAGTATTGCTAATGCTCTTTTAACATCACCAGGCGAAAAGATATTAAGTCCGGAATTTGGTATTGATTTAAGGAGGTTTATATTCGAACCTGTAGATGTGTTTACAGAAGAAGATATAGAAGAAGATATAAAGGTTAATTTGCCTAGATTTGAACCAAGAATAGAGTTAGAAAATGTTGAGGTTCAGGGTCTAGAAGATGAGCAACAATACAATATTCAACTACAAATAAACGTTCCATCGCTTAATGTATACGGTCTTTCACTTAGATCAGTATTAAATAGTAATGGATATAACTTCATATAAACATTATGGCTGATAAAAATAACGAATTTCTAGATTTTAATTTACCGCAAGACGCTTACACTGCTTTTGATGCTGTTAGTTTAAAGGATTTTATTGTAAACCGATTAAATGAGAATGAAAAGTTTACAGATCAAAATTTTGAAGGTAGTAATTTAGCCGCTGTTATAGATATAGTAGCGTACTCATACCACGTACTATTATTCTATCTTAACAATACCGCTTCTGAAGTCTCTTTTGATCAAGCGACGTTATATGAAAATATGAATAAGATAGTCAAAACTATTGGCTACAAACCGTCAGGTAAACAAACTTCTTTAGCTTCTATTAACGCGACAGCCGCAGCTAGCTTAACAACTGGCAATTACACCATTAAAAAGTATTCATATTTTTTAGTAGATAATATACAATATACTACAAACAAAGATTATAGCTTTACTATATCAGAGGCTAAGAAGCAGAGTTTAGACGTATTAAACGAAAATGTTATATTGTATCAGGGTACAGTTGGTGAATATCCAGATTACACAGCTCAAGGAAGTGAATTTGAAACTTTAAATATTGTTGTAGATAATATACTAGACAGTAATGATGGTAGATTTATAGCTGATAACACTTTAAGTGTATATGTTAAGGAAGCTGAAACGGGATTATATTATGTGTATAATGAAGTTGATAGTCTTTATATTGCAGATAAAAATGAAAGAGTTTTTGAAAAGAGACTTAATGAAAATGGTCACTTTATTATTAAGTTTGGTGATGGTGTTTCTGGTAAAATTTTAACGCAGGGCAGTACTGTATCAGTAAATTACATTTTATCTGACAATCAGCGCGGCATTATAAGCAAGAACGCGATTAACGGTGATAAGTTATTTGTCTATGATAGTTCACGACAAAGAAAGATTTTTAATGATACTTATACTAATAAAGATTCAACTACTTTTGTAACGGCAGCTAATAACGCGCTACTTACTTTTAACAATCCTAATAATTCCTCACCTGTAGTAGATGAAGAAACAGTCGAACAAATAAGAGAAAACGCTCCTAGGGTGTTTAACTCTCAATTAAGGCTGGTTTCTACGCAAGATTATGAATCCTTTATGGATAAGAGTTTCAATAATATAATTATTGATTCAAGAGTGGTAAATAACCAATCGTTTATAAATGAATATATTCAATACTTTTACAATATTTGTGTTGATCCGGATAAGTCAAATAGAGTTCTGATAAATCAAATTAACTTTGCAGATAGTTGTGATTTTAATAACGTTAATATATTTACCGTTCCAAGATTTACAGTAGCTAATGATGGGGATTACCCTGAGTTCTTAAGTAACTCTCTCAAGAATCTTATAATCGATTCTGCTAATGAAAAGAAGAGTCTTTCACAAGAAGTAGTGCCTAGAGATCCAATATATATGGCATTTGATTTAGGTATTTCTAATCAAAGTGATGTAGTTCCTGATATCAGTCAAGATACAACTTTAGTAGTTGTAAGAGAGTCTAGAAATAAGATAAACAGTGAGAGGCTTAAGTCTCAGGTAAGCGCTGCTATATTAAATTTCTTTGATCCGGTAGCAAATATTCTAGGCCAAGAGTTAGCATTGAACACCCTAACATCAACTCTCTTAAGTATAGAAGGTATTAAGAGAATAGAGACTAGAAATAATAGCGAAAATATTTCGTTTAAGGGTATTTCTCTTGTATCATATAACCCTCTATACCCTACCGCTGATATAGAGCTAGTAAATCAAAATACAACGCTGCCGTATTTTAAGTTTCCATACTTTATTAACCCTAATTCATTATCTAGTAAAATTGTAGTAATAGATGAGTAATATAAATACAACTTATGCACTATTCGAAGTACAGGATTATAAAAACGAAAGTGTTCTTTCTTCTTATAATCTAGATATCACTCCTTTAACTTTTAAAGCAGACTTACCTTCTACAGATTTTTATTCTGATATAAATAAGTTAGAAGCGTTATTTGACTTTGGTGATGGTACAGTAGGTACCGGGTTAACAGCAACACATACTTATACACAACCAGGAGAGTATAAGGTTAGAATGGTGGTCAATGATTGCGAGAATAATTCTTTATTAGCCTCTTATTCTACTGATATAAGTATTTATGATTATATTGAAAATACATTTACAGTAGATATAGAAGATGATATTCTATCATTATCTGCAGGTGAATTTTCAAAACCGATTACTATAACTAATAAAGCTCCGTTTTATCAAGATAGTAGTAATATATTCTATACAGTATCGGGGTTAACTATACCTAACTATTTCGAACTTACACCTTATAAGTTTAATCACCTTCAAAAATATTACTCTTTCTACGAAAAGTCTTATATAGAGAACTTATCAGCATTTGAGTATAACGAAATTCCTTTTATAAGCGTTAGTGGTTCGAATGTATATGTAAAGTTATCTGGCAATGCAATTGTGGATGCTAAAAGTACAGATGTTGATAGTGTGTTTGTTGGTACATCAGGCCGTGAATCATATTATTTTTCATCAGATCAACTTGCAAGTGGAATAGCAATTAACTTATTTAAAGATAGAAATAAAATTTTTAGTAAAGATAGTAGCTTAGAGTATTCCCTTAATAATTATAATAATAATTTATCTATATCTTTAACTGCTAACGTTGGTACTACATCACTTTCAGCTAATTTAAGTTCCTTAACCATTAATGATAATGGATTAACTGAAGAGGGAGACGACGAAGCGCAAATTTTCGATATAAGCCCTGTACAGTTTAAAAAGGCTCCTATACCGTTCTTTATTAAGCCTACAAGTATATCTAATTATACAGTAAAGGGGTTAACGTTGAATGGTAGTATTACAGGTAGATTATATGATAGTAATAACCAAGAAGTAAATACATCTTACTATAGTATAACTAGTCTGAATAGTTCTATTTCCGGTATAGATACAGATTATTGGTTTTATGGAAATTTAACATATGATGATGGACTTTCTGGGTTCGATTCTTTTACGTTAGGTGTTAGTGCTGAGTTTACAAACTCAGCTGAGACTTTTCAGTTGACCGGTAGAAGTGTTAGTTTTAGTATCTACCCTAAAGATTATTACTATTTTGCAAAAACGAATGAAGATATTGATTATACGGAAGTATTTAAAAGCTTAAGATTTCAAGAAATTTTATTAGATAAAGATATACTTTTTGATGATTTGTTAGGATCTATTTTTGGTAATTTAAGTTCTAATAGTTCATCACTCGGTAAGAAATTAAATGAGAAAATCTTTAACTTTGTTAATAATAGAACTAACATCGATACTTGTGATTTAAATAGTCTTATTAGTATAAGCAATCTATTAGATGAAACAGCTAATGTATATGATGATTCACTCTTTAACTTTCCACCTGAAATAGTAAGATTACTGAGTTTATTTTCTACTGATTATAATCAATTTAAAGGAACTAAAAACAAGTTTAAGGAAAACTTTTCCGATAGAGGTATTACTACAAAGGAAAAATATGGAAAAAACTTAGGGAATGAAATCGATATAAATTCATACACAGTAACTGCAGGAACAGATATAGTAGCTTTGGAAAAGTTTAGTAATAACTATTCTCTCTTGAATACTTACCAACCAATCTGCGCTGTAGATACATTGCAATATAAGTTGAGTGAATTTAACACCGATTGGGGATGGCCATTAGTACTACCCACTACCTTTACTTCAACCGATATATCTAAGTTTTATACTTTTTATGAGTACACTTCAGGAGTTGAAGGTACTGTATATGATGGAATTATAAATTATGCGGATATTTTAAATACGTTTGACATATCTACCGCATTAAGTAGTTTCAAAGGAGATAATAATATCGAAGATATTGCAATCCGTAACTCGTTGTTCAGTAGCTTATCTATAATCTAAAATAAATAATATTAATGGAAAATGTAATAAAAGGTTATCCTGAAGTACCACAGTCTGTTACTAATAGTAATGTATTAGATTCTAATGCTTTAGATCGAAACCAAGCCTTTTCCCTGATTGAGTTTATAAAAACAGTGCAGGTAGATTATGAACCGGATACATTGCAAGGGTACTACGCTGCATATATAAATAACTGGAATAATAAAATTAATAATAAGAATTCCACTAATAAAAGTCTTATAATAGATAGATATAGAGACTTTTTAAAGGAAATTACTATAAATTTTAGCAATAAGACAGAGAAGAAATTTCTACAGTATCTTGATTTTGATGATAATAACGATATAGCTATAGCAATTTCATTTTTTAGTAAGAAGCTAAGAGAGGTTATAGAATATTATAGACTAGAACGCGTTAATTTATACAACACTTCAAATAAGGTTAAAACTAAAACTAGTAACTTTAATGTTGTTAAAAGTGCTTACAGTACAGTACTTAATTTTCTAGATAATCGTGAAGATGGTTCAATAGATTATAACTTTAATAATATAAAAAACAATATACGTATTTCATTAACTGAATACTTTGATGTTTATACTTCCTACTTTAACCAAGAACCAGACGAGACGTATTACGGTAAGCACTTTTTAAGTTATAGTCCGGATGATCTACCAACTGATAATATATTTCTTTCTAGTAACTCCGAGTTAGTATCAGAGGTATTTGAAGGTTATAGTGAAATTTTAAAGTTATATTTAGAGGCGGATAGTATTTTTGATAATAAGAGAACCCTTACTGAAAAATATATTGGTACAGATTTTTATTATATCTCTTCTAATTCAGCCGGTGAATATGTATACGATATTCTTATCAAAGCGGAGAAGCCGTATAGTGATTTCTTAAATCAGCAACATCCAACCACAGCTAGTGTATTTGCTAATAAAATAAGTACAAAACGAGAGGCTGGATTCTTTAAACCTACTAATACAGGTATTAATGTTATACAAGCGCCGGCTATTGACTTTGAATTACGTAAACAGTACGAGCCTGATAGTCTTTTTATATTTCCTGACCCGAAAGTATTTACTAATAATCAGGATATACTAGTTTTTAACATCGAACCTAGTAATTTCTTTAAAAATATTACCAGTGGTGTAGCCAAATTACAACCTAATACTGGTAAGGCAGATACATCCTATATTGGTTATAGTTCTAAATTTGACAAAAGAACAGAAAATACTGATTTAGCATTTCTCTTTGATCAAGGTTATATAGATGATAGTAAAAAGGATCTCTTTGGAAATATTTTTGGATTAGTAAAAGATAATAACCAATTTAGAGATAATTTAACAGTTAAAAATCCCCCAACAGTAAAAAATCTTATATTAAATGGTTATCAATTTTATGATAGTTTATACAATGAAGGGTTTAACTTTAACTATAATACAGCTGATACAACTACCTTTACTGAAACTAAAAGATCAGGGTTATCTTCGTTCACCAACGGGTTAACTGCACGTGAAACTTCACCCTTTTTTCCATCTTCTGCATATAATATATTCTTTAGATATTTCTGCCCTTATGAAGAGCTTATAGAGCCTACAACTACTAACGTCGATTTTTTAAACAGTAATATTGATACAGCAGGTGTTATAGATGGTGCTTATTTTATGAAGTCTGATTCTGGATTTTTACCAGATCCTATCTCTTCAGATTTAAGCGCATTTGCTAGTACTACACAGCAATTCTACTATTCCAATTTAATAGAAGGAGGTATTGCTAGTTTAAGTAGTGCTTCCATACAACGTGCTTTAGTGGATGATACTACTGCAGTTACTGAGAGTTTAACTGGTAATTTTTCCTTAAATCTTCAACTTACTGGTTTAGATAGTTTGTATAGTAGCTATGAAGGAGGAAGATTTACTGACAAATTAAACTTCGAATATAACTTAGCCCCAGGCAGTTATTTTTATGATGATACGGTTTTAGAGACAACAACTGTAGTTAACAATACGTCTGCAGCCTTTGATAAATTTAACACTAAAAACTTACAAGGTAAAATTTACGTTAAAAATACATCAACGAACACAGGCGGGGAGATTTTTGATTTAATACCATATTTATCATCTAAGTATAGTTCAACTATTGTAAGCGACCTTTCTAGTAGGGTTTTAAATTTCGACTTAATGTACGATACGCTTTTCGTACAGACAAGTAGTTTCTTTGTAATTGAGCAATTAAGATTTGAAGGTAATAAATTTAAAGATCCGTTTAATGATAATATTTCTCTACCTTTAAATACTAACAATTTTGATAAAATAAGTAATAGATTTAAAAAGGATCTTAATGTATATTACTATAAGCTTAAAGTTGAGCAGGATTCTACACAAACTAAAACACTATCTGTCTACCCTGAAATATATGAGTATAGTTATACAGCTAAAACAAATACTAAGATATTTCCTAAGAATAATTTAGAGCTTAGTAATAATATAAATAGATTTATATTATCCGGGTACGATGTATTATATGATCAAGTTGATACCCCTGTTATTACGTATAGAGGTGATGTAGACTTATTTAATTTAAGTTATTTAGTAAAAGATCAAAACATGTCGCCGGTTATAGCTAGCCATAACTTTTTCGTAGATAATAATAGTAACGTATCGTTTGTAAGAGATGATTATGTAAGAGCTGTTTATGATAACAAGACATTTACATTTGAAAATACTGATACATTAAATTCGTTTAGCTTTAATTTGAGCTCCGAGCCTTTAACTGTTAGTAATAACTCCTTGGTATTATGAATACGTACAATATTTCTCTTTCAACAACAACTACATCGTTAACTTCTAATTACGATACTATTGATCTTTTTGATCAAACGGAAGTATCAATAGATATAAGTAATATTTTTTCTGAAGTATTCCCATACTACGTTGTTTTTGATTGGGGTGATGGATCAGAGGTTTTAGAGCCTGAAATAAAGACATTTATAAACTATAGAACAGAGAGTATATTAAATGAAATTACTAAGGGAGTATCTCCACCATTTCTCAACACTACTTATAAGCATATCTACTACCCATCTCCTAACAGTCTAGTAAAATCGCTAACATTAAAAATTGGTATACAGTATACTACTGGAGAAATTACCCAATTCAATATTCCTCTTGATATTCGAACCGAGGGATACTACGAAAATATTAGAGATGTTAAGCTCGAGGGAGTAAAGATAATTAACAATGTGAATCTCGATACTACCCTACAGCTAAGAACAGAGATAGATAACTATATTATTGAAACAACAAATAACACTAATGCAGATTCATTTACATCTTTTGTTGTTAATGATGTAGGAGAGAATTTACAAAAAATTGAACGTAATAACGAAAATGTCGTAGTGGATAATAAAGACGGTACTGAGGTCATTATTGTTGAGTAATTTGATTCTTTAAAACAGAGATAATGGCTTAAATATATAATAATGAGCTCAACTACTGTAAGTTTAAGTACATATAAATCTAACGAAGCAGGTTTGTGTATAGACTCTCTAAACTTAACACAGTTTAGTAGAACTTATGCTGGTAATTTCTCGTTCAATTTTATTACAGCGCTGTCAGGAGCGGTGGACTTTAAGAATAAAAACTATACTGACTTTTATCTTACTAATTTAAACACTCTTGATAATTTTATTGAGTTCAAATCAGAGAGATTAAAACCTAGTTCTATCTACACCTCATTACAGTTTGCGAAGTGTACAGGAACGGGCAACTATCTTAAGTTTGAAAAAGATATACGACCTGAATTTTTTAAGGATGATAATAAATTTGTAGATTTTAATTTTTATGGGGCTACTGGTTTTAGTAACGATCAAAATGATAGCTCCACCTTATTTGAAATTGAATTTATAGATGATTTTTACTGCTCCGTTTCTTATATCGATAATAATAAAAAATACTATCTAGTAGCTACTGACGACCCTGAAAAGGAGGGTATCATCCCTGTAATATTTGTAAGTGAAAACAAACTCAACAAAGAAAGTAGAAAGATTGAATATATTCTAACTAAGTCGGGTAGCGTACAGTATTTAACTTTTCTTGTTAAAAAAGGTAATAAGAGTTATATACTAAGAAAACGGAAAGAGGCATTAGTAGGTCAGGTTATTGATAAATTCGAGAACATTAATTACTTATATATTAACGGTACTTCAGCTAAAATAATTTTCAATCAAAGCACTTTAGTATTAGACCCTATTAATACGTCGTTTATTGAGTATACAGATACTGAATACTTAGTAAATGAAAATAAAAGTTCATTTGATATAGAATCTAATTACCTGTTTTATAAAAATAGTAGTTCGGATAATAGTACCTTTAATGTATTAAATTTAAAAAATATAGCTGACACTGCAGATAGCTATACTTCTTCTAATAATTTGCTTAGTTCTAGTAATGACTTGGTATTTAACGATAAGATAAGAAATTATACTTCTATACTTAATGATATAAATGCAGAAGAAGATTCATCATTAGAGTTAAATTTTGTAACATATAATCTATCCTATAAAATAACTCCTGGTTCAACTTCTTTTACAGCTCCTTCTTCTCTCAACCCCTTTGGTAGACTCAATATTAACGATACAACATTTGTTGAGTCTGGATCCTTTGCATTTCCATATCCCTATTTTGCAGATAGGGTATACAAGAAGTTAGACAATATGCCTGCCACTGAAGGTCAATATTTATGTACTTGGCTTTCGGGCATGCCAGGAGAGGAAGGGATATGGGTTGATAGATACTACTACCCTGACTTAGTGTCTAAAGCAACTGCTTTAGGTGGTAAGCCTATTTATAATATTACATACGACAACGTGATAGAAAATCTGATTGAAGGTAATTCTACTTTAAAAGCGTCTGTTACTGATAAATTATTTTTCGATAAGCTAAGCGACCTTACTTTTGAGCCTAAAAAAGAATATATTTACGAGAGAGTTAAAGATATAAAGAAGGTAGACGAACAAATGCAATTGAAATATTGCGATTTAAAGCAGCAAGAAAGGAATGCGCCTAGTTACTATAAAACCATTAACACAACCGGAGGCTATACCTTAGCGTTTAAGTTTTTTAATAAGGATTTTTCTATAAAGTCACATGTTAATGAAATAGATGCTGGTATAACTATTGAAAAGGTTGGTATAAATCTAGATTTAAAATTTAAGTTCTTTGACAATGCATCTAATAGTGAAGAAACATTTAGTAAGACAATAACGTTATCTGATTTAACTAACAATGATCTTTATATATCTTTTAATAATCTTACAGGTACTGGTATAGTGTATTTAAACACTGTTGAGATTTTTAAATATAACGTATTATCATTTCAGTATACTAATAAACAAATATTATTTGGTGATATAAATTTAGATAGTGAAGACTTTAGTGGAGATATTCTGCTATCAAACATTACTACTAATAACGCTATAAGTAATTTATTTTTATCTCTACAGCCTTTATCTTTAGAAGATGAAATTGTAACAGTATATACGAGAAATATAAATAATATAGATGATATATACATATCTTTACCTTGTGGTATGAGAAACTATTCTGATAACATCGATACGCTTAATACGTTAGGAGCTAATTTGAAATCTAAATCTAACGTTGTTGATATTAACATTGATAATTTAAATATAACTGATGTTAATATTTTAAATCAAGTTAAAGATAATTTACTAGCTGTAATACAAAAAAGTTTACCAGCTACAACCGTAATAAACAAAATAAACTTTAAAAATTTTAAATGATAAACTATTTTAAATATACTGCTGGTAGCGCATTTACACTTGATGGTGTAGACTATAGTGGGTTTGTAAATATCGATGACAAAAAACCGCTTACAGGTCGGGTTAAGAACTCATTTTCGGTTGAATTAAGTTCAAAAGGTAATTTTTTAGCGAGAAGTATAATAGAAAAGCGTGAGTTTGATAATTCTCCAACTGCTTTTACTACTAATAAAGTAAAAAAATTAGAATACTCACCAAGAAATGTTCTTAGTAATGATTTTTTAAAGAAAAATTTTAATATACTGTACGAAAATAATCTTTCACTGTATAGTTTAGGGCAAGTATATAATAATTCCCTCCTTGATACCACTAGTTTTAAAGATGATACAGTGTTAGGTGGGTTTTTTGGTCTATCTTCTACAACAACCGATGATAGAGACGATGACAACAAAACATTTAAAAACTTAGATACCACGTATCAAATAGACCCGTTTAAAGGTGCAGATAAATTAAGATTTCCTGATCTTTTTGAATTAGACGATACAAAAAAAGCTTATGTTGAAACTTATGATGACGGGTTTGTATATACCGCCTCTACGAGTTCAAAAACAATTGCTTTTAGTGGTAGTTTTACTGGTGAAATTGAAAAAATTAAAAATAAATCCGTTCAAGATGATTTAATTAATGTAAAAAGATTAGATGTTGATAGAGCGAACGGCTTAATTTATTCACCCTCATTAGAAGACGATGGATTAAACTATACCAATATATATGATAGGGATATTTATCGAGCATGTACAAGATTAAAGTTAGTAGATAAAATAAAAACATCAAATTTTAAAGTTATTAATAATAGCATAAGCTTTGGTAAAACTTATAAAGTAGTTCAGGTAATAGATAACGATAATAATATCAAGTTAGAGATTTCACCTAATACTACAAGCGAGATTCTTGCCACCATACCTATTTCTAGTTTAAATAATCCAGAGTATGTAAAGGTAGAGTCAAGATTTACCGACGATTTACTACTAATAGTAACCAAGTCTGTAAGTACCACCCAGACCTACAACGCTTACTTTATTGATATACAGGAATTTATATTAAATGGAGAGATACCTGAGCCGAAAATAATTAATAGAGTTATTTTAGAAGCAAAATACAAATCACCTATAAAAAGAGATGCGCCTGTTACTATTTTCGGTACAGTAAATGGAGAAACTGGTTATTACTACCCTGTATTTGAAAATCAATCTGCTGTAAGTGAGTTTAGCTTAGCTACTCCGCAAGAAATTACCTTTACTGAAGTACCAGATAAAGTTTTTTATTATGCTGGGGATTATTTAAATTTTAATGGGGCGGAAAATAGACCAGACGGATTTTTTATTTACCGGAACGATGATTCTATAATTGATTTAGATGTATCTTTTTCTGATTATGATAGTAACTTGTTTACATTAAAGGATAATGGTAATGTAACAGAACGAATGGTAACTAACCCAGTACCTATTACTTCTTTCTTAGATCCAAAAGATTTATTATTTCCACCAGCTATTCTCTTTGATTCACCTTATAAATTTAATACTAACAACTGGAAGTTTAATACTAATTTACTTGAATCAAATCGGGTAGCTTTTATTGATGCACTTACAGATACATTTAAAGAAAAAACCTATGTCTACTATCATAACGTGGGTAGAGTTTACTTCTCTACTGGCGCTCTTAATAAAAAACGAATAAGTTTAGTGCCTGCTGATCTGGAAAGCTTTTTTAATCCGGATATTTTTGATACTATATGTGAGACCGGTTTGGGAATTAATTTAAATGTTTTAATTCAAGATATCTTACGCGACACTATTAATATATACAATAACTTTACTAGAATACCAACGACTGATACTATTCAGGGGGTAAAGGTGTTTGGTGATTATAAGATACCTACACCATTAGATATAGACACTCGCAATTTTTACTTTCATAGCAACGAAAGTGTAAACTACTTATCTGTAAACAGGGTATTTTCTAAATTATTTGAACTTCAGAAAACTATTTACGATAGCATTCTAAGCAGCTAACATAAATATATTATATGTCGGCGAGTTTAGAAAATCAATTTATCTCAGATAGATATACATCTCTGTTACATTTAAGTGGTAGCTCAATTACAGGAGTTTTAGATTCAGTACACGACGGTCTAGGTAACTCGACACCTATTCAAATAAGTGATGCTAGGGTGGTTATTGGAGCTGGTAGCTCAATAATAGATGTAAATGAAGATGAGGCGTCTGTTTCTATTAATAATATACAGCTACCTACTGCTCCTACCGCTACTACGTTATACAATGTAATATTTCCGGTTGATTCAATATACCTTACAGCTACCAATATTAATCCTAGTACCTCATTTACCGGTACACAATGGGAATTAGTTTCAGAAGGTAGGTATTTAGCAGGTATAGGTACTGGTAGTGATAAGAATGGTGGGCGAGAAACTATCAGCGAAGGTTCTAATTCAGACACCATTGGTGAATACAACCATACACTAACTAAAGCTGAAATGCCACGGCATGATCATGATATATCTACCGCAAGGAGAAGGTACGGTCGTACAAATGGTGCCAATAAAGACCAGTCCGGTCTTTTTGATCCAGCTACACCTGTACACGTTTCTACATCTTTTGAGGGTAATAGTCAATCACATAATAACACACCACCTTACTTCGGAGTATACGTTTGGAAAAGAACATCTTAATAAATTTTAGCAATGCCAGATATTACAATAGTAAAAATAAAAGTGAGACGTGGATCAGACGATCAACGTAAGCAATTAGTATTAGATCAAGGGGAGTTAGGTTATACTATAGACACTAAAAGAGTGTTCGTAGGAGATGGCTCTTTATCTGGTGGTAGGGTTGTAGGTAATAAAAACTTCGGCGTTTTTAATTTAGAATCCGGCTTAGGTAATGTTACAGGCGCTCAAATAGGAGATATCGGTTATGCTAATTCAAAACTATACACTCTGACTGCAAGCGAATATGACTCTTCACTTACCGGTTGGTCATACATGGGACCTGCATTAGATAATGAAAATATTGAATTTACAGCTTCAAATACACTAACTGTTAAGCAAAGCTCTTTAGACGCCAATGATATAACTAATACTGCATTTGGTAGTGGTCTGGTAAGAGACGGTAGTTCGATTTCAATTGATTTTAATTCTGATTTCTTAGAGCTTTCTTCTTCAAAACTATCACTAAAAGCAAGTTCTATTACGGAGCGGGAAATCAAAACAACAGCTTTATCGAGTGGATTGGTTGGGGGAGCTGGAGCTCCAATAAGTATAAACGTTGGTCAAGGTCTAGAGATCGATATTGACAATAAACTACAAACTTCCTCCGCAAAATCTAATTCAGTATCTTTTAGCTCATTTGATAATCAAGCGTTTGGAGAAGGGTTGGTGTATAACAACTCCACCAACCAAATTCAAAATATTTTATCTGGTGTAAATACAGAAAATTTTGACTTTACTAACAGACGTTTATCTCTTATACAGACTGGAGTATCAGGAGTTTATGAAATGCCTCAACTTTCAATAGATAACTACGGTATATCAAATATACCTCAATCTACTTTCTTTGATTGTTTAACAGCGACATCGCTAACAGGGGCTGATTTTGTACCTGTTGGTGCTATATTACCACATGCCGCAGCTATAGGTAACGTACCTGATGGTTATCTACTTTGCAACGGACATTATGTATCACGTAATGGGTACAGCGAGCTTTATGAAGTTATAGGTACAAATTACGGTAGTTCAGTCGCGACTGACTTTAGATTACCTAATTTAACAGGCGGTAATGTGTTACAATATGGCTCAGGTGATCTTCCCCCTACCTCCCAAACGTGGTATTTAACAGGTAGTACAACTGAGGGCGACGGAGCTAATTTAAATGCTGTTGCTACGAACTATATAATTAAGGCGTCATCCATTGAATCTGGCTTATTTACAGGTGCACCTAACCAAGGATCGGAAGGATTGCCACATAATGGCACAACATATTCTACTACTGATTCAGACGGTAATTCATTAATTCTCAGTTCAGCAGGATTTTTAACACTAGCTTTATCCGGTAGTACTCGAAATAATGGCGCTACTTTTGATAGATACGCAATACCAATTTTTAACTACTAACATACACCATGGCTTCAATTGAAATATTAGAAAATACACTCTTAAAACTACTGGTACGTAGAGGTACTAACGAAGATAGAAAGAATATTACCTTAGACGAAGGTGAATTAGGATATGCTTCTGATACTACGCGATTGTTTATAGGAGACGGCACTACGGTTGGAGGTAACTTAATCGGTAATAGATTTTTAGGTAGTAGACCTGATATTACTCTTGAAACTGGTGAGATAAATGATTTAGCTTTCGATAATGATAACAATACATTCCAACGTATTAAGCAAAATAATGGCTCAAATGCTGCTGATTGGGAAACAGTATCAAATTTATTGAGTTCAGGCAATGCGTCTATTGTAATTGACGCTGCTCAACGCGCGACAGTAGGTACCCTTTCCGCTGGTAATTTTTCTGCTGATGCACTAGGTAATAGTATTGAGCTTGACACTAGTAATAGAATAGCCTTAAGCAGTAGTATTAGTATTAATGAGATTAAACAGCGTACAGTTGACTCTACTAGCTACTTAACTATACCTTCTAAGCTTAAAATTAGCTCAATTAATTATGATTTTCCCTCGGTAGCTCCATCTACAAACAATAGTTTTCTTATATCGGATACTAATAATAAATTATCGTGGAGTTTGCCTACTGTTATTACCAGTACTGTACCAACTACTACTGCAAATCAAATACCTGCAGGTACAATAGTACCTTTTGTAACAGGAGCTGAGTTTGTACCTTATGGTTGGTTAAAATGTAACGGTTCTTCAGTAGCTGGTGCTGATTACCCAGACTTGTCTGCTGTAATAGGTAATAGGTACGGTGGTGATACTACTAACTTTAACTTACCTAATTTAACTAATAGTGCATTGTACGGTACAAACGTAAATGATCCGTTTTTATCTACAACATTTAGTATAGCCTCAGGTCATAGTACCGATACTAACGAGCTTTCTGCTTTTGGTACTACGTTTATTATTAAAGCATTCCAGGATAGTGTACAAGCTCCTACTATTAACTTTAGTACACCTTTATCTGCAACCTTAAATGGAGTTAATATTACTGATACTGTAACAGAATTTTTAAGCGGTACAATTGAAGTAGGATTATCTGGATACAAGGAAGATAATGCTATTTATAAAAGTATATTTTTAGATGAACCAGTAGAGATATGGAATGACCTAATGCCAAACGGAATGGCGTCATGGGAAGAGGTTTCACTATCTCAATATGGTATACCGGCAAATGCTAAAATGATATACGGCGTTGCTAGCCCTGCTCAAAATGGCGGTGGAGGTGATTATGTTCGTACATTTGTTTACAGTTCCCACGATAATAATCTAGCACCTGACGTTAGTCCTAAAAAAGTTCTTCTATCTATGTTGTATGGAACAAATAGAGGTAATATCGGAGGTTATACGCAATTTACTGCTAGAGTTGATAAAGTAAATAATAAGATTTATCTCGCTAGACAAATTACCAATCAAAATATAATAGTAACTGTACATGGATATGGCATTTGATCTTAGTAAATATATACATGGAAGAATTAATAGTAGAAGGTCTTGATTACGAAGACTTCGTTCAATTAAAGAAATTTTTACTAAAACTATCGTTTTCGACTGAAGAATTAGAAGAATTAGTAAAAGTAAAAGACATTATAGGTAAGCTCGATCAGATAATTGACGCGTTTAATTAGTTCTACTGTATAAATATGTATAATGGCCTTCCCATCCGACATTCTTCTACCATCTGATGCAAGATATTATCAGTTTGTAGAGACTGATTTAAGTTATAACTCAAATTATGACATAGTATGGTCGTTACAGTTTAAATTACCGGGGGATAATGTATACAATAGTAACTATGAGTATGCTTTTGGTACTTTTTTAACTTCTTTAACAGGAGAGCTATCATCCTTACCAGGTCAATATGTTGGAGATACTGATCCTCTATTAGTATCAGGTCAAACTCAACTATTAACAGAGCAATCACCTACTTCTGCGATTACAACAGAAGGTGAAATAGATTTAATGGTTGATTCCACTACTTTAAGTGGTCAGCTTATTAAAGTAGTGTTCGATAGTACAGGGTTATATGGACTTTCAGGTATAAACGGTAGAGGCGGTGTTGGAGAGCATCAAATAAAGAAAAATAGCATTAGTATCCGTGATTATTTTCACAATTTAGTGTTTTATGAGCATTTATCAGCTTTCTCCCCGACCTTTTCGCTAACTTCTGATGAATTTGAAACATTAAGAGTTAGATATGCTAATTTAGGTACTAAGATCTCTATAGATAAGAAGGTAAACACTAAATATCAAACTCTAACCACCGTGGAACTACCATTTAGACTGAAGGAATTTGATAATCTTGATAATGTCTTTGTTGGATATTCATTTTGTACTCCTATCTCTACACAAAACACAGCATTATCTGTAGGTGACTTTTTTCTTAAAAATGCTCATATAGAAGGATTAGAAACAACTGAAGTTTTAACCCAAACGATTACTTCAGCACCTTTAACATTCAATCCGAATACATCATTTACAACAGTATCTAATATTACCGCTATACCGGTGTAGATTTCAAAAAAAGTCGTTGTAAATAGTCATGTGAGTAAGCTGACTATTGGTATATGTGTTTATGATGATTACGATGGTGCGTTTTTTACACTACAATCACTCAGAATGTACCATTCCGAGGTAATGGATAGAGTTGAGTTTGTTGTTATAAACAACAATCCTGCAAGTGAACACGGTAAAGCTTTAAAAAATATCGTTGATACTATAACTGAGCCAAAAACCTATCTTGAATATACAAAGTATAGTAGTCCGTTTATTAAAGGTAAAATTTTTGATATAGCAGAAACGGAATACGTATTAGTTATGGATAGTCATGTTCTACTAGAACCAGGTTCACTAAAAAAGTTACTTGATTACTACGATAAAGGTCTTGATAACGGTAATTTATTACAAGGACCTCTATTATACGATGATTTATACAATGTTTCTACTCATTTCGACTTTTCTTCTAAGGAGTGGAGTGGTTATATGTGGGGAGCGTGGGCTACAGATAAGAGAGGTACTAAATTTAATGGTAAGCCATTCACAATACCTGGTAATGGTATGGGTCTATTTAGCTGCAGAAAGGACGCCTGGTTAGGGTTTAACAAAAGTATGAGAGGTTTTGGCGGTGAAGAGGGTTATATACATGAAAAGTATAAACTTAACGGTAAAGAAACTATATGCTTACCATTTTTAAGATGGAATCACCGATTTGCCAAGCCTAGCGGTACCCCTTATAAACTCGATATAAAACAAAGATTTAGAAACTATATGATCGCTTTCCAAGAAGTTGAAAAGGATACGCAAGAGGTAGTTGACAACTTTAAACAAGTAGTTTCAGAAGATTTTATTAAGGAAGTTAAGAAGGAATTAAATATTACCTAACTTACATTCAACTTTTAAGTCTTGATAGAGGGAAGGGAATCTCTCTTCAACATATTTATGAAATGCGAGAGGTTTAACCCAATCGTTATTATTCATATTAACACCCTTCTCTTCTAGTTTATCTGCTACCTTACCTACCCCTTCAATAAGACAAGCCCATCTTACAAATTCATCAAACTGCATTACTTTAGTTGTACCATCTTTAAGATTAAATTTAAATGTCTTTTGGTATGTTTCGTTAATATTACTCATACTATTATTATAACATAGTTCCTATTATTATTCTAATACTATTTCACCTGAAAATACTTTCTCACCGAGTTCATTACCACCCTCAACCTGATCACCATTAGAATGATATGCTTTGAACTTTTTAAAGTGTGTACTATCTTTCCATATAAGAGAGAGTCGCTCTTGACCATTATCATGCCAAGCAGTATAAGGTCCGTGAAAGTTACCTTCTTTAACTCCTGCTTTAACTATTAAAGTACCTGCCTCGTTAAAGGTAATTACAGTTCCTGTAAATAAATTATCAGTATTGAAGGGTTCTGCTGTATAGAAGGTAGAAGTTGCTATATCTATGTATATATCAGCAATATTAACAGTAGGTCCTTCGGGATAGTCTTCTCCTCGATTGGCATACGCTTCAGCACCATATTTAAATAGCATTGATATAACTAGGATTACAGTTGAGATTGTTACTAACTTTTTCATACGTTAATTATAACGTTATGATTTATAATTGCAACAACAAAATAATCTCAAGTGAGTTATATTAGCTACCTATTACAGCTTCTTTATCTTCTTTATCTTCGTATGATTTACCAAGATTTAAAGGCTCTGTAGTTAGCACCACCCTTACTATAGGTGTAAGTTTATACTCATTACTACAAACCGGGCAATTAGTAATAACACTATCTTCACTTACTACAACTATTTCATTAAACGTATAACCTCCGCATGGGCACGCAACATTACACGTACTAATATCTACAAATTCATTTATTTCACTCTCTAAGGCTAAAATACGCGCCTTGCTTCGTGAGAGTGACTGGTATAAAGAAGGGGCGATCAACTGTATAACTGTTGCAACAAGAAATGCTTCTATAAGTCCGAAAATATTTTGAAATGAATAACCTGCTAAGCTTGAAATTAAAAGTACAATAAAGATCTGAACAAGTATTTTCATATACTAATTTTAGACAAGTCTTCTGGTATATCAAGTATTAATTTATTAATTTCGTCTATTGTATTCTTAATACTATCTATAGCACCGTAATTAACTTCATTATTACCTTGAGCTATTTCTAGGGAAGCACGTACTTGTGTAAGTGCTACGAAAGCATTACCAAGAGACTGTTTTACTGTGTCTAAATCGTATGGTAGAATAAGTGGCGCCTTTTGCAGCTTCTCATCTTCTTTGTATTTATTGATTTGACTAGCAGGATTTAAGTCTTTAGAAAATTGCTTATCTGCAATACCCATACTGTAAGGATAATAACCGTTATTCACTTAAATTATTTATGGTAGAGCATAAATAAATACATGACAAAGTTCGAAAATAGATTTTTTAAAACTCTTAAAGAAGCTACAGAAGAAGAAAGAGCATTTGATGCAGAGTTAGATAATGATACAGATGCCGAAGATTTTGATACAGATTTAGAGGTTGATGAAGTTGCAGCAGGTGAAGATCCTGTTGTTCAAGCTGCTAAGGCTCAATCTGCCGCTGCAGAGCAGATGAGAAGTGAGTTGACCAGTTGGATAACTGAGATGGATACGTTTTTAAGCTTTCTGAACGGTGAATCTAATTCAATTCAAACAGCTTTAGCTCAATCTGAGTCTGATACCATTTTCGATAGAATGAAACAATCGGAACAGCGTAAAATTGCACGTGTAGCTACTGAGTTAGCCTCGTTAGCAGAGTCATTTAGAGGGTATTTAGCTCAGACTGAAAACCCATCTTTTAGACACGTATAATTAATAGTTATTAAACTTTTTAATTTCAGACATCTTAACAATACCTTCCAATTCTCGGAAGGTATTTTTTTGGATCCAATCCCAGCCAATCTCATCCTTATTAGCCGCTATTGCTAAATCGTTAAAATCCTTAAACTTTCTACCTAACGTCTCCGGCCATATAAACACGCTCTCTCCCTGTTTGAGTAGCGCCTCTGACTTTATCATTGATGCTCGATCACCCCACTGAGAATCGAGTATCCACACCTTATCATACCATTTTAGCGTAGAATCTAACTGCTCCTGCTGACGTGCTGTAAATGATCTACCTCGTTCGGTAATTCCCGCAACCGCTACAGAATTGCGTACAAAGAAAGCATCAATAGGACCTTCAAAAATATAAACCTTACCATGATCACTCGAAACTTTATTAATATTAAATAGCGTCTTCTCGGCTCCTACTTTACCGAGATACTTCGGCTTTGTTTTTAAGTCCGTTGTCATTACAGTTCTCGTTTGATAGAACTCTATCTCATTACGCTCATTAACAAACGGTATTATGACCCTATTCTTATGAACTCTATCTGTTAAAGAGACATATAGATGATCGGGTCTATTACATGCGGTATCAAGTCTACGCGATTTAATAACATAATTACATGC